CAGTCAACTGTGAAAAGATAGGATCCTCTATACCATTTCTTATCTTTTCCTAGATATTTCCCAGATGTGGTTAAAGCGTCGTAAACAGTAATAGCAGGATGGTAACTAAAACAATTCCATAGCTCCAGCTCGTGTAGCTGCATCTTAGGAACGTCTTTGATTTCAAATCCGTGTTGAATAAATGCAGAAAGCGGGAGACGATAGTAGACCCCACCATTTTCCATAAGTGCATGAAACAATAAAGGACGCCCTGCCATCGATGCCAGACCAAAAACCATGCAGTCTTCCACTTCCCCATGGTGCTTCTTAAGGTCATAGAGATATTCTCTCCTGATCTGACAATAGATCAATGGTATATTTACATTCAGGTACGCCATTTATCATAAAGTCCTATACTGCTGCGATTATTAAAATGACAAGTATAACGCCTGCACCAATCACTTTTTTTCTGTGATTAGTCCACAGGTCTTTTATTCCGTCTTTTATCATATCCATAGTTTCCTCCTATTTAATGTTACCCCAGTTTTTACCGGAGGCGTAGTCTACCTTATTTGGTACTTCAAGTCTAACTGCATTTTCCATGATATTTTTAACTTTTAGAGCCTGTTCTTCGTTTTTAATAGACACGCATAATTCATCATGAATTTGTATGTGGGGAATAATACCTTCTTTGAATAATAACACCATAGCTTTTTTAGTCATATCTGCGGCACTTCCTTGAATTAATTTATTAAGGGCTTTGTATGTAAAAGCGGGTTGGTAACTGTCAGTGAAGTATTTTGCATGAGGATCCGGGTCCTGTAGACTTCTGGCTCGATCAGCTAAATAGGCATCTTCTGCCTCTCTTCTTGTAAGAATAGGGACAGGAGTTTCTTTGGCTTCATTTTCCCCTGTCTCTTCATTCTTTTCATAACGTGTAATTACAAACATTCTTTTTTCTTCATTCCATCGTTTATTAATCGGTTCCCATTTATTAAATCTACAGAATCTATCTTCGAGTGTATAAATAAGTTGAGTAGTATTAGCAAATTCCTGAAGGCCTGAAGACAAGTCTCTGACAAAAGGTACTTTGTTATGATAATTATTAAATAATTCTCGTGCTTCTTCTTTGTTTAAATTTAATTGCATGGATAATTTATTTTTACCCATTCCATAAAACAAACCGAGATTAATTGTTTTAGCAACCTTTCGATCAATGTTAGCCATCTTAGCTACAATTTTATGAAAATCTGTGGAAGGATCTTTGGTATAAGCTTCAGCTAATGTTTCAGCTCCAAACATTTTATTTTTTAAAGCGTAATGAAGTACTAGACGAGGTTCCTGTTGTGAATAGTCGAAGGACCCCCAACGTTCTCCCTCTTCAGGAAGGAAGAGTTCTCTCATCTTTCTACCAATCAAACCTTTAGCTGGAATCTGTTGAAGATTAGGGTTGGACATTGAGAATCTTCCCGTAACCGTTCCTCCGGTATCTGATCGTATTTGATTTATATCTGCGTGGATTCTTCCTTTATAAACAAACTTTAATAAACCTTTAACAAAAGCATTTTGAGCTTTGTCGCATTCTCTCGCGGTTGCAATGAAGCGTAAAAATCTATTTTCATGGTTTTTTAAATAGTCTTTGGAAAGTTGGGGCATTTTAGATTTAGGTGTCTCTTTGTAATCTTTTATATTTAATTTATCTAAAAGTTTTTTAATAGAGGCTGAAGCCCATATATCAACTTTAATTCCAGTCCTTGCACGAATCAATTTGATCAAATTAGTCGCTCTCTTGTTGAGTTTTTTGCCTACCGCCTTAGCTTTTTCAGTGTCCACTCTTACCCCTTTGAATCTCATTTCTACTAGACAAGGGAAGAGAGCTGTTTCTAATTTAAATATATTTGTTAGGGATTTGTGTGTGGTTTTTCCTTGATAGACCACCGTTCTTTCCTGGTGAATTAATTTTTCAAAAAGTTTCCATAACCTTAGGGTAAGATTAACGTCCTGTTCTGCATATTCTTTTACCATTTCATAAGGGAGGTCGTTCATATGAGACATGGGATCTTTAATAAAATAAGGAGCAACTTCACTTTTTTCTTTTAAATCATATTTATATTTTTTATCTTTTAGATAATCTTTAGATAAAGAATCTAAACTATATTTCATTCGGTTCTCATCAATTAAAGAAGCCGCTACCATCGTGTCAAGTAAAGCTCCTTTGGGCATCAAACCTGACTCCGCTCTAATCCAACATACATCATACATTGCATTATGAAACACTTTTTTAATTTTTGGATTCTGAAATAGTTTTTTATTTAAAATTTTCCAGGTTTGTTTGGGGTCTCTATTTTGGGATTTTCTTAAATGTCTAATTGGAAAGTAAAGAGTTTGTTTGTGAGTAGCAATTGCTATCCCTACAACAAAACCTTTGTTAGTGATAGCCCCGGAACCTCCTCCTTTTAAATCAGGATCATAAGTTTCTAAGTCAACCGCTGCTACCTCTACGTCTTTTAAATCTAAGTCGTAGAGCTCCGGCACTGTACACATTATTTATAGTCCCTCTCAATAATCATATCAATATAATGTTTTGCTTTTTCCAAATCTTGTACTTCTCCTTTATGTGCGTGCCTGCAAATATATTTTATAGCATTTCCTTCGGCGAAAAGCAATTTGTTCTTGTTGATAAACTCACTTGGCTGCATAACCATGTCCTTGTAGTGGGATCCACCAATTTGTTTTTTATATACACTCATAATGTTTCTCCTGTTAAAGTTTTTAAAAGCCAGAGGGTCTTGCGTGCTCTACTACACCCTACGTAGCGTAATCGTAGTCTATCAAATAGAGGCTCTGGTCTCATTAGAGATTCATCAAAGATTAAATTATCAAACTGAGTTCCTTTGATTGAATGAATGTTGTCATAAAAAACTTTTATGTCTTTCTTTAAGTCAACATTAGCTCTAATTAGTTTATTGATGTACTCAGTTCTTTTAAAAGTTTTTATTTGGGATGCACCATTTTCTTTGTGTTTAACTTCTTCGTATTTTTTATATTGTTTAGTCTCTGGTTTAAAAATTCCTTCACTGATAAGCTCGTCTAAAGTATAATCTCGACGCTGAAAATCTTTAAAATCAAATTTCTGATAGCCTCTTTCCATTATTAAAGAGTTAGCTTTTTTACAAATATCTCGAATTAGTGTGTAATGAAGCGGTTTTCCAGCAACAAAGTCTGGAAAGTTTCTATGACAGGTCACTTCCCAATCTTTCACAAATTTGTTTTTTGTACTGTATGAAGCATATCTGATGCCTTCTCTTTTTAAAAAGTCTAAGATTCTTTCTAAACACTTGGTTCCTCCTCGATAAGTAAACATAAATGTTTCATCCGTCTCCCGAAGTCTTTTAATTAAAAGAGGGAGACTTGGACATTGATGTAAGTTTTCTAATATATGCTTCTCACCCTCTACAACTACGCCTGTCCGTTTTCCGTGTATATCTAATTCTTCTCTAGGTTCCCAAGTACGAACATAACCATAGTGCTTCCATACTGGAGCAATAACTTTTTTACAATATTGGTTAATGCTCCGTGGACAACGATACCCCTCCTTTAATTCGTCATCCGGTTTAATAGATATTCTACTAAAATAATCAGGATCAGCGCCTGCAAAGCCATAGATCGATTGATCAGGATCTCCGGCCCAGTAAACTATTTCTGCGTTCTTCTCTAATTTCTCTAAGGCCTTTCGTTGAGGGACACTTGAGTCTTGAGCTTCGTCTACGATTAAAGCTTTAACTTCAGGATCCTTAGGCGCATTATTAAACTGAGCGACCATATCTATAAAGTCTACCACATTGGATGATTTGTTATTTAATTTATAATCTTTTTTAAATTTTTGATAATAATCATTCATCTCTATTAACTGAGTAAGGGAATATTTATAGTCCGCTTGGTCATAAGTTGATAAGCTTTTCCAATACTCCGGAAAAGTTAAGTCATTATCTGTGGCGAACCCTAGAAATTTCCAGAAAGGATGGCGGCTACTTAAACTTTTTAAGTCTTTGCCTCCTTTATAATGACGACTAAATAAATCTTCTCGTCCACATAGTCTTATGTAGCATTCTTCGTCAAAGGCTTTAGCGCCAAAAAGATTACTTTTGCAATAACTATGGATAGTACTAATGTGTTGTTTATAAAAGTTTTTATTACGACCTTTTATAATATTCCACACCCCTTGTTCTTTAGCATTTTCTTCATCTTCAATTCTTTCCCTAATTTCATCAGCTGCTACATTGGTGTGGGAGATGACAATAATATCATTAATATTATATTTTTGAATAAGCTCATAATAAAGAGATACAAGTTTTGTGGTTTTCCCGGTTCCTGGAGGTCCTATAATAAATTTTCTCATTGCCCGTCCGGTGTTATTTTTTGAGGTTCTTCGACTGTTCCCTCAATAATATAGGTATTGTGAGGAGGTGTGTAATCAGGAATAGTCCAAGTTGAGATTTTATGTTCTTTATCTCCAGTAATCGTGGCATGTTTTTTCTTGGCTTTTAATATTCTTTTTAATCTTGCTATTATCTTTGGCCGTGAAAGTTTTATTTGCTTCACTCTGCAAAACTCAATAAACATATCCATTCTAAATTCTAATACTTTTATCTCTGCATTATAATGACAAACACCTTGAAGAAGGTTAGATCTCTCAGCGTAGGCATTTGTATGTTCTACAAATTTATCAAACCAGTCACGTACATCTTGATCTTCGTCCTCTTCTATCTCAGCTTTTTCAACATTACGTGTTTTATAAACTTCGCTCATTAAAACATTGAACTCATTTACTTTCATGTCAGGTAACCATACTCCTGTACGGGCTAGTACAGCGTCATAAAATTTATCTTTTTTTCTGAGCTGATGAGCCTCTAAGTCTACTCTTATTTTATCTTTTGTAAGATCATCAGGTTGTACATCTATAAAAAATAAACGGGGATTACTTTCTAATTCAGTCAAATTTTCAAATATTTGTTTAGCTTCTTTTGGAAACTCTTCATTGGTGATTCCATATTTTCTAGTTAGACAAATCGTAGGGTTGCAAACACGCCGAATCGGATTACTTCCACAAGTATATCGTTCATATTCATGTCTCTCCAAGGAGCTAATTGTTTTATTAACTTCTCTATCTGTTAGGGGAGGTTCAATATATCGACGATTTCCCTCTCTTACCAACTCTTGCCACGTATGATTTTTTCCATTTTTATCTTTAAAAGCTTCTTCTATTTGAGCTCTTTTATAAAAAACGCCTAGATTAAATAGACCTTGATCGCGTTCTCCGGATTTTATTTTTTCTCTAATAAGGGCAATTAAACATGGTGGGGCTTCGGTGTAAGGACTGTCTTTCTTTCTGCGTTTAGTTTTAATAGTTTCAGGCAAATGTGGAGACTCTTTAAGAAATTTAGCTAAATCTTTGACTACATATGTGTCATAAAGTTTAAAAAATTCTTCGAGAGAAGCTGCACTAAAATCGTCGTTGAATGCATACTGCGATCCTTCTTCAGCATTATAGTAAGGTATATTTAAATAACTTCCAGTATCTCCTCGAGAAGCCAAAATTTTAGTTTGCATAGGATAAATACGGTCCATGATATCTTTTACTCCTAAGATGGCCGCGCATTTTTCCATGGCATATTTTAATTCAACTGCGGGCACTAATGTTTCTGTAAATAAAAAAATGTGTGCTCCTCCACTTTTAGAACGACACATTATAAGGGGTAATTTTTCTTTACGAATCTTTTTTAAGAGTGCTTCGTAATCGTAAGAATACTGATCGATGTCAATAACTCCCCAGCGGCAGGTCCCTTCAGCTGTCACAGGAAAAATTCCTAACCGTAAACCTACACCCTCTAGATGATTTTTCCATAATTCATCGGTGACTGGTTTACGAATAACGGTAGATTTTCCTTCTACTTTCTTTGAAGGAATATTATTTGTTTCCTTCTTAAAGTTTCCATAAGCGTAGTCTAAACCCGCAAAGATCTGTTTAAATTTTTTAATCACTTTCATATAAATTTAATAGGGCGGGTGTAGGTGCAACCGTGCGCTCGTTGTAAGCCATTAAATATTTTTTTAAATTTTTCTATCATAATGGAAATATAAAATTTGAATTAAAGGCTATAACGGTTTTTCTTTTATCCCCATTAGGCTTGGATCGGTGTAATAAATGAGCAGGAAAAGAAAGAAGTTGACCCTCTTTAACATCATACTCTATAATTTTATCTTGATTTTTAATTTCAGTTTTATATTCACTATCCGGTAATTCTAAAAAATAGCAATTAGTCCAGTTTGCACCATTATGATTATGCCATTGGTGATATGAATCTTTACCATATTGTTGAAACCAACCATTAGATATTTTCCAATCCGTTCCATTAACATTGCCAGTCATTGACTTAAAATAATTTATAAGTTTATTCCTGGATGATTGAATAACTTTCTTATAAAATAAATCTAGATATTTTCTTTTAAAGGATTTAGGTAAACCAGTGTCGGATTTACTAATCCACTCAAAGGACTGATTAGGCATTTCATCAATTAATTTTAATAGTTGATCTTTGTATTGATTGTGTTCTGGGACATCCAGTATAAATATTTCTGCTTCAATTCTCTTGATTTTCATTTCTTTGTTTCCTTAAATTTTTCTATCATCTAATTAAAAAGGGCGGGTTAAGTCTCCCGCTCCCGCCCCACTCCTCGGAGCTTATAAACTTAATGTTTTCCTTTTTGCTTCATCCGCTTCAGGTTTGGCTTGTATTTCGCCTTTCCCTACACGTTCAGCAAAAGTTTTAGCGATAGCATAAACAGCTTTGTCAGCTACTGGGCCGATCTTAGTCACATCCCAACCAAACCATGTTCCTTTGTCATTAGACATTTGAACAGTTTTTAGTCTATAAATGTGGCTATATGTTGGCGGAGTAAACAAACCATTTTTCCCTTGCATTCTAATCCCCATCATCATTGAGTTCCATTTTCTACTCACTTTTAATTGAGTAGCTTTCATAGAAATCAAAGCAGTTGTAGGATTTTTTCCCAAGAGAACTACAAAATGATTCGCAGTGTTTTCGATGTAATTACCATTAGGTAATCTATCTTTGTAAGATTTATCACGAGTAGTTTTACTCATAATATCACTTGTAGCGTCATGTATTGCTACAGGTGCTCCTTTACTCTCACCTCTGTCTTGCCATTCTACAAGTTGTCTTTTGTAGAATACTGGCAATACTTCTATCCCCTTACTCCCGTCATAAATTTCATTTGTGACAGTGTTGAGAATCATGCCAGGTTCTG